TGGTGAATCAGATTCCGTAAACAATAAAATGATTAAAGATGGTTATGCTTGGGGATATCTTGGTGATACAAAAATTAAAGATTTTGAATTATTAAAAAAGGCTAGAGTAAAGTCTGGCAAATGAAATCAATACTTTACTTTACGGCAGACTGGTGTCAGCCTTGTAAAAAAGTAAAGCCAATTGTTGAAGAACTAAATAGGGAATACTTTCCTGGTATTTTTCAAATAGTTGATGTAGATATAGAAAATGAAATGGCTAAAACTTTTGAAATTCGCTCTGTGCCAACATTTATTTTATTTGAAGATGGCAAAGAAATTAATAAAATAATTGGATCACAGACTAAACAATCATTATTGGAGTTTATTGGAAATGAATAACGAAGAAGAAAAAATGATTGAAAAACTTATTCTTGATGGTGGATTAGAAACTGTAGGGGTTGACCAAGAAACTGGAGAACTTTTATATTCTTTTACTCCAAAGATTAAAAATCTTATGCCAGACCTATACAATGAACATATGACAGACGTTAACTCTTGTGTTATGAAATTATGGGAAAAGGGGTTTTTAGAGATAGATTTTTTTGCTTCAGAACCCATTATTACCCTATCTGAAAAGGCTTTTGATCGTGATGCAGTAGAGGGTTTATCTAAAAAAGACAGGTGGAATCTTTTTGAAATCATACGGCTTTTGAATCCTAAAGCCTGATATAATCAGTATATAACCTAGGAGGTTTATTATGCCAGCAGGAAAAGGAAAACCAGCAGGAGGATATCGTGCAGGAGCCAAAGGCTCTCATGGATGCGATGGATTCCCAACAGTAAGCGCAGATGGAACAGTTCATGGATGTCATCCAACAAAGGCTCGTGCAGCAGCACAGGCTCGTGCAATTTTTGCAAGTATTGCTAGCAAATCAATTAAAGCATTAGAAAAGTCAATGATTGCAGAAGGTGACTTTGTTATGTTTATTAATGAAGATGATGAAATTGAAGTTGGTCGTGTTGAGTATGTAATGACAAATCCTGGATTACTTGGTCTGCCTGGTTCTGAATATTCAATGGAATATGCTGAAGATGATAAACCAGTTATTGTTCGTTGCTATGAAGAAAAAGATGGTTCTTGGTCTGAAGAAGAATATGTTTACTATGTTCGCATGTCAGAAGTAGTTAAAATTGAATCACTATCCGTTTCAGTTGAAATGGTTATGGAAATGGGTTCCAATGGATCTGGAGTTCCATCAACAACAGATTCTAAAACTATGATGGAAATGTATAATACTCAAATTGGTAAATCAGAAGATATAGAAGATGAAATGCAAAAAGCAAAAAAACCAAATTATAGTGAAATAATTAAACCAAGAAGTGGTGGAAGCACTCCTTCAAATCCAAAACTATATGCAACAGTTGTGCAAGCAGCAAAAGATAAATTTGATGTTTATCCATCTGCAGTTGCTAACTCTTGGGTAGTTCAAGAATATAAACGTCGTGGTGGAACTTATAAATCAAAATCACAATCTACAACAAAAAATATTTGGGGTGGATCTTTTAATCCAACAGGAATTGAAAAATAATGGCAAAGAAAAAAGCAACAGCATTCAATCCTACACAAATAAAAAATGGTAGGATTGTTCGTTTAAGAAAAGACGGGACTGTAAAAACAGATCTTGGTCCATATCCAAAAACAAAGGCAGGGGTAACTCATGGCAAATAAAGAACAAAAGGGTAATGCTAATACAAAAAAAGAGCCTAAGATGACTCTTAAAGAAAAACGTGTTGCTAAACAACAAAAACGGGATAAGAAAAATGGCTGATACATACACTCCTACTTCTGGTATGAAGGCTGCTGCTCGTCGTGCATTGAAGTGGAAAGAAGATGGTAAGGCAACTGGTGCAGGAACTCCAGTAGGCTGGGGTCGTGCAACTGATATTGTAAATGGATCAGCAATGTCTCTTAGTACTGTTAAAAGAATGTTTTCTTTCTTTTCTCGTCATGAAGTAGATAAAAAAGGAAAAGGGTTTTATGATGGTCCAGAGTTCCCTTCTAACGGCAGAATTATGTGGGATGCTTGGGGTGGCGATGCAGGATTTTCATGGAGCCGTGCAATTGTAGAAAGAGAAAAAAAGAAAGTAGAAAAGGTTTGGGCAGATAGCCCATTTAATTTAAGGAAGGGGTAAAAGTGGAGGATTTAACCATTGAAGAAGTAAAGCAATTAGTTGTATTTTATAAACAAAAATCTTCAGATCTTGAGTTTAACTTATTGCAAATGCAAATAAAGTTAAATAGAACTACGTCTGTTGAAAATTCAGTAGAAGCAAAACCAGCAATTAAAAAGTAGATAGGTCTGAATAATGCAAGAATTAATGATCTTAGGCTTGACATTGATCCTTGCTTGGTCTATACTTAGAGTAGGTAAAAGAAACAAGAAAAAACCTTTTTCAAGAACCTTGCATAAACAAAGTGACACGCACAGGTTAATGAAATTATTTTTTTCTATGCCTTTATCAAATAACCAACAGAATTTTTCTCAATTGACAAAGCATAAAGAAAAAAGTATGATTAAGGTTATGGTTTTAGGCAATGAGGCATATTGGATATCTAATAATATCTTTTATGTTGCAGAGGCTATAAATGGTGAGGTACAACGCCACACCACTAAACCAATAGATACAAGTACTTTATCAAAAGGTGATTTAGATAAAATGCTTTTTATATTAGATAGTTTAAAGGATGGTAAAAGAGATGATCGTGGCAGTTCAGGGCACAAATGAGTTTAGCGACTACAATGTGTTCATTCGCTCTATGGGCGTTGCCATGTCAAACATGCATAAAGACGACACAGAGTTTATAATTTACTCTGCTGGTCCTGCTAAAATAAATTCTTTTGTTTCTGAATTTTCTAACTTATCTGAAAGAGGAATGAAGGCAAGAGGGAAAAAGATTAAATTTTATAAAGTTGCTCCAGTTTGGATGCAAGAAAATTTAGATCAAATTAACTACTTTGCTTTCTTAAGTAAGCCTAATGAAAAAACTTCAAAATTAGTTTCAGAGGCACAGTTAAAAAATGTAGAAGTTGGTATATTTAAATACTAGGGGGTATTTATGTTTATTAGAAGTTTGAATACTATGGAAAAAATTATTTCCAAAAATAGTAATTTGCTTTGGAATGGTTGGGATGTTATTGATTTAAAAGAATCTGACATTGCAAAAACATCTCCAATGGGTATTAGAGTTAAAGATAAGTGGTACATCCACAAAGTTTATTCTCCTGGTCGTAATGGGTGGGATATACCAAACAAGTATCGAGAGTAATTATGAAACAGCATTTATGGAAAGATGATGCAATTTGTTTAGGTCTTGATACAAATATTTATTTTGATAAATATGAAGACAACGAATCTGGTAGGGCAATTGTTGATTCAATGTGCCAGCAATGTCCAGTAGCAAAAACATGCTTTGCAGTAGGCATCTCTGGTAAAGAATGGGGTGTTTGGGGTGGAGTATATCTAGAAGGTGGAGAAGTATCTAGAGAGTTTAACAAACATAAGACTAAAGAAGATTGGTCCAATACCTGGCAATCTTTAACAATGGAACAATAATGTATACAGATAAAATGAAAATGGCGTTTCATTCTATTCCAGCCCCCAAAAATTTCAAAGTAGAAATTATTGATAACGAACATTTTATAACTATTAAGGCTAATGAGGCTATGTTTATACGTCTATTTGACACAGAGAAGCGACATGCTGTAGAATATATGGTAAGAGTAAAAAAGGCTTTAGAGGATAATGGGGCAATCGTAATGATTACTAGGGAGGCTATTAAAAAATGAAAGATGCTATTTTAATATTTTCTATAGTGCTGTCAGTGTCATTTGCTATATCGTATATGGCGGTTTTGTATCAATTAAGAAACCTTAAAATGTCATTTGCTAAAGTATTTTTAGAAAATGTAACACTTACGGAGTATGCCGATAAGGTAAAATCTTTAAAAGAATTATCTGAAAATGATGTTCATAGAGAAAATTTTATAAAGTTTTTGTCTGATTCTAGAGACTGGGCTTTTACCTATATAGAAGATGTTCAAAAAGGTTTGACCAAGTTTGTTGAAGAAATTGATCCAAGCATTAACTATTTTTCAGATTTTGGTACATTGTCAGAAGGTAATCCATTGCATAATCAAATGAAAATAATCTCTAGTGCCTATGAAGATTTAAAAAAGTTTTTACCAGAAAATGTAGAAGATAAATGAAAACTATACTTCTATCAACACTAACAGGTTTTGGGTGCGGTTTCGTGTTTGCTGCATTCAAATTGCCAGTACCAGCACCACCAGTTTTTGCGGGAGTCGCAGGAATTATTGGGATTTGGATTGGCTTTACAACAATGACACAAATTATATCCTAGGAGGAATAATGAATAACTTAATTAATGATAAGACTAAGGCAATGCTAGCGTCATATGGTCGCTCAGTTCTTGCATCAGGTCTTGCACTATACATGGCAGGCGTAACAGATCCAAAGGATCTATGGGCTGCACTAGTTGCTGCTATAGCACCCGTTGCATTGAGAGCGCTCAATCCTGCAGATAAAGCGTTTGGTATTTTACCTGATGCTGCTGAGGTTGCAAAGGCCCTAAAGGCTGCAAAGGCACCTTTAAAAAAGGCTGCTAAAAAGAAGTAAACAATCTTCTATAAGATAGCCAGTCTAGAAATAGGCTGGCTTTTCTTTTATTTGTTTATAATTTCTAAGTATTTTTGTTTTAATTTATCTATAGAAAAGTTTTCTAAACCAATTGATAATGCTTTTTTAAATTCTTTTTTATTATTATTTTTAATATATCTATCAATTATGTTTGCAAATTTATCTGGAACAATATTATAAATATCAACCATTGACTTTGTTCTAAATGATCCTATCTTTGTTGATTCTACTAACCAATCTTCAGGCAATATTGTATTATTTGGAGATACATTAGTCATAAAAACTGGCAGGGCACTCATAAGAGCCTCATTCATAGGTAAACAAAGACCAGCATACCTTCTAGGAAGAATCATTGCATCAAAGCCATCATACATGTCTTCCCTGCTGGCTGTATTACCTATTTCAATTTTTACCCTAGAATCTTTACAGTTTGTATCAATTGGGGTTTGGGATTTAATTACTAATTCGTAATCTTCTTTAGAATGCTTGACCATTTCAAAAATACTTTCAGTTCCATTTCTATCTTTTGCAGCCTTTTTACCAGCAATATGAAGTATACGGTTGTGATCTTTTGAAAGATTATTGTCTTTTGCTTTATTAAATAAAGATTCATTTGTTGGTGGTGGTAAATGAATTACATCACATGCAGAGCCAAACCTTTCTTTTACTATGTCTATATTCCAAAGACTAGGAGATAGCAATACATCTGGTAATGACCAGTTAGGGTTTGTTAAGTTACCAAAAAGTTCGTAGTTGTATTGAAGAATAGTCTTTGTTCCTTGTTGCCTAGCAAGATCTACAAGTTCTAAATGATAAAAGGTTTCACAACTAATTACTACATCAACATCTTTCAAAAACCAAATGATTTCTTTTGTTGTTGGCATACCTCCCCTAGTTGAGTAAAGATTATAACCTTCATACCATTCAGGATGCTGTTTATTTTTATTAAACGGGGTAGAGTCAATTAAAAGAATCTTATCAGGATTAAGCATATTAACTAACTCTCTAGTCTGATTACCAAGACCAGTGTTGTCTGATCTTGCTATGATTCCTAGTCTCATTCTTTATACCCCCAAGTTTCATCATCTGAAGTATACTTTCTTGTGCCTTGACGACCATCTAAATGATAAGAACGTTTAATGTTTCCTTCAGGATGATAAATCCAAAGTTTATGAGTATCCCAACCTTCTTGATTAAACTCCTTATATGGAGATATATCATCTTGAATTGCTCCATGAAATGTATCTTCTATAAAAAATTTATCCTTACATCTTGGAAGCACAATGTCTTTATAATATTGTTTTCTACTTAGATGTGGTCGTTGACTCCATTGTATGGTTTTCATAAAACCATCTTCTAATCCAAACATAAGGTGTTCGTGATCTTTTGGTATAAATGCTTCAAAATGAAAACGAATAGTATTTGCTTTATTGTATTCAAACATATCTAAGCACTTATCCCAATCTATAGGTGTG